CCACCAGCCATTGTATGCGGCCGGCAGACAGCCCGCGATCTGGAACCATTGCCCCGACGACACGCCGTGATTGGTCGTGGTCGTAGCAGTGACAGTGCCGCCAGTGCTCGCGGCCAACGTGCCGAGAACCGATTCGGCCCCAGGATTAGTGGCGAGCGCGTAGATCAGCGTCTCGGCTGTCGTGCCCGCAAGAGCCACGAAGGTCCCGTTGTAACCAGCCGGCGTGCATCCCGAAATCGAGAATGTGTTGCCGGGGAGGACGCCATGCGCCGACGTAGTAGCGGCGGTGACGGTGCCGCCGTTTGTCGCTGCCCAGGAGATCGCGGTCAAGGCATTCGCGCCCCAGGTCCCCGCATAGGAGATCGCGGTCAGGACGTTCGCTGGCCACGCCGCATAGGCTGGCGCATCGATCAATGCCTTCACACACTTCATCTGCGCTGTATAAGCGCTGTATGTAGAAAGAGTGGTCGTAGTCCAGAAGTAGGTAAGCGCGGTAGTGTTCTCGAAACTGGCCAGCAAGTCGAGATACGCCGGATCGGCATCCCAGTAACGCGGCACCAAGTAGCTGTAAAAGCCCCAGAAGTTGTTGCCCTGGTTGATGCCAGGCGGATTCTGAGCGATCCAGTCGTTGAGAAAGGCGCAGCCGTCAGCGGTATTGCCAGGGCCGAGTTCCAGCACGTAACACGCCGTATTGGAACCCTGTGCGAAGAAGGTTGTATTCATCTTCGACAGCTCGACCGCACTCCGCGTCACGTAGGTAATCGTGACGCTGCTGTCGGGCGAGGTCGTGCCACTCGGCACCGTGTAGGTGAAGGCATTGGTCGTGGTGACGTGGCACAGGAATGTGCCGTTGTAGGCGGCGTAGGTCGCCCCGAAGATTTCCAGCCAGAGCGTGCTGCCAATCGGGAATCCGTGCGCTGCGGCGGCTGTGCAAGTTGCTAACCCGGAGGTCTGTGCCAGCGAGGTGACAGCCTTGGACGTAGCCCGGTACGGCGCCAGATCGGCCAACTGCGTTAGCAGCGTCTTAGTGCCAGGGGAGGTGTTGGTGCCCCCCTGGCTCAGCATCGCACCCGTGGCTTGGAGAGTGTCGGGGCTAGGCGCCTGCGTCTCGGTAACATTTACGCGAACAATGGCGGGCATGTCATTTATCTCCTTGTCTACCCAGCCCCATCATCTCAAGTCGCCGTCACGGCCAGACCGCTGGATACGCCAGTGGGCACGCTGCCCTGCACGTAAATCGGCCCGCCCGTCGCGTAGACCGTCGCGCCGACAGAGGCGCACTCCTGAAGCAGCACAAGGCCAGCAGTGCCGGTCACAGCGAAAGCAGCGCCCATTGCCGAACCGCCCGTCTGGATGGCGTTGATGAATGCGCAGTCGGAAAACAGAGCATAGCGGTCGATGCCAGCCACGCTGACCAGCACATGCACATTACCGGCGAGCGTCGAAAGCGCCTGGAAGATGCACTGGCGGAAAATGTTACGCGGGCTTTCCGCGTTGGCCAAGAACTCAAGCGAGGCGTTGGCGTTGGTAGCACGAGTGATCGTGTCGAGGCCGATCGTGCAACCAACGAATCTGTTCTCGCCAACGGCACCACCGATGGTCAGCGAGCGCATACCAGCCTCCACGGCCGATGCTGCGTCGCCGCCGCCGAAGAAATCGCAGTTGGTGTATGTGTTGCGACCGCCAGCTTCGGCCCAGCACACCGGGGCGATCGGCGGCGTCAAGCTGAAGCCAGAGAATGCGCCGATATTGGTGAACGAGCAGCCCTGTGCGGTGACGTTGACGAGCGGCGTAAGCGCCGTCGTCTGGCTCTGGGTAAGCGCATAGGCCGTTGAAATGCGCGAGCGATCGTTGTTGCTGGGGTTCTGAATGCCGACGAGCGACACGCCGTTCTTCGCCCACGTCAGCGTCACGGTCTGGTGGCTAGTGCCATACAGATAAACGACGTCGCCGTTGTTGGCGACTGCCGACGACTGGGCCTTGGTCAGCGTGGCAAAAGGCAACGCGGCGGTGCCGGGGTTGTTGTCGCTGCCGGTCATCTCATTGACGAACCAGGAGTTGCCCGCGCCGCCAGACGACGCCGTAAGCACGTTGCCTTGAGCATTGACCTGAATGAGGACCTGCTTCTTGGTCGGGGATTGTCCAAAGGCGGAAAAGGCGATGTTCTGAGACATCGGGTATCCTTTCAGACTAGGTCTGGTTGAGGAAGCATCGTCGCAGTCGCTTTCTCGATCAGCACCCGCGCGACATCGGGCATACTTTGTTGAAGATAACTGACCTTGAAGTTGATCGTCTTCTTCATGGCCAGAATGCCGAGTTCCGCCTGCTCCCGCTTCTGATCCCGCATGATGGCAGGCTCCATCATACCGAGTGTATTGGTATCGCGGCTGAACTGGTTGACCAGATCAAACCAGGCGAGCGCCCGATCGTTAGTCGCGCCGTAGAGCGTGACGTGGACCTGATCCGAGGCGAGCTGGCCGTGATAGCCGTTGACGCCGGGATTACCGATGACCGGGAACGCACCAATCGGTTGCGTGGCACCAGGCTCGATGTGCACTGCCCCGTAGACCGGGGGTAGATTATCGGGCACCGCGTAGCTGGGAAACAGCGGAATATCGGGGTTGGGCCCAACAAGCCAGATCGGCGTATAGCTTTGCAGCGTCAGCCACGCGGGCAGACTATTGGAAACCACCAGCGTCGTCGGGTCGAGCTGGTCGCCGACATCGACGAGCTGGCTTAGGAGGGCAGGATATACGGCATTGCCCGAATAGTGATAGAGCCCGGCAGCGTGGTAGAAGGGTGCTTGCTGAGAGAAAGCGAACTTGACTCCATTCGACTCGCCAATCCAGATCGTGTTCGGGCCAATCTCGTTGAATTCTTGCACCAGCTCGCCGGTTGTGAAAACCACCCGGTTGATCGCGATCGTTTCGTCCTCGCGCTGCTGCTTGTCGACGGATACGTGCAGCGATCCCTGAATAACAGCAGTCTTGGTGCGGAGCCAGAAGATATAGCCGTCGAGTGGCAGCACGTAGCGAATGTATTGCGAGAACGAGATCGCCTGATACTGCGACAGCACCGATAGGCCCTGAAGCAGCGGGTCCCTGTCCGAGGCGTTATTGACGAGTTCAGCGACGGAGGTCATGCGGGGTCTTTCGCCATCAGCAGGTAACTCTTCAGTTCATCGGCCACTGCTCCAATCCGGGCTGTATCCACAGCATATCCAACAGTTACCTCTGGAACTGCGCCGGCTTTCAAGATCAGGGTAATCGAAGTGACCCGCGAAATATCAAGGTCCATTGCCTGCCACAGAGCAAGCACCGCCTTAGGCGAATTGTAAATCTTCATTGTCATACCTCAACCCACGCTGTGAACGATTGCATGTAAGTGCCTGTGTCCTTGAACGACGGACGCTCCGGATTGGCCTTGGCGAATGGATGCTTGAAGCGGTGGTTGATGCCCAGACGCGCGGCCATCGTCGGCACGCCCGGCATCCCGTCCATCTCACGCTTGTCGATGAACTCGTTGAACATCTGGTGCATCTTGCTCGTCGCTGCTGTGAAATCCGGCGCGTCGATGTTCCGGCCAGATGCCCGGTCAGCGAACGAGTCGAGCAGGTCCTCGGCCAACTTATCACACGCCTCCTGACCATGCCTATTCCAGAAGTTCTGCATCACGTGGTATTTTGCTTCGAGAATCTCCGCCACGTCACCTGTGGTCGTGCCCGCTGCTGGGCTGGGCGGCTTGACCACCTTCTTAAACTTTTTGATAACGGCAGCGGATGAACGCAACTTCGTGCCCCTTACCGGAAGGAGCGCGGCATATGGCACATCGATGACGCCGAGGTTTAACTTCACGGCTCTACCCTCAATCTACGCCCCTCGACCCTGCTGGAATCCGCCTGATTTCAGGTTTCAGTAGGTTTACGGACCGGGACGTGGTATAATAAGATAGAGCAAAAAGGAAAGGTTTTTGTCATGTCAGAGAACAAAGTGTGCCCAAAATGCGGGAAAGCCATGCATGCAGTTCCTACTGCGGAAGGAGCGCCCAGCCAGGTTTTGTGGTGTAAGCCATGCCTGTACTTTGACGAGAATATCGTCGAAATAACCATTCACGACCCATGCGCGCTGCCAGCTCCAGCAGATGATATGATCGAGTTCTCGCTGGACTGGGATCACGACAAGCCCCACAGACCGCCGAAGTCCTGATTGTAAGACAGGTAAGCGCGACCATACAACGTCCGCAGGAAGCCCAGGTCGCCGATGGTGAGCTGGTGCAGCGCATCCGACGTGGCCAGCGACGTCGAGGTTGACTGATCGCTGGTCGAAGCGACAACACCGGCCGAAAAATGGTTCAAACCCAGGTCAGCGCGCGTCTTGTTGAAGTAGTCCCGCCCCGGCTGATCTTGCGCCGTCTCCAATAATAGATGGCCAGCACAATTATAAACCGCGAGCGTGTAGTCAGCGCTGGCTGCGCATGGAACCTGGATAACCAGCGCCAGAGCCTTATCAAGCGTCCACTGAAATAACGGCGAGTTGCTGGGCAAATACAACGGATCAATCGCCATCGCCTGCTGAACAAACAAGATGTAGTCGGGCAGGTTTGGCGCGTTGGGATTTACCCAGGCCATCAGATTATACGCCTACGCTGATAATAAATGCAGAGTCCACAACCCACCCAAGCTGTGGCGAAGGCATGTTTTCGGAATCGGCATAGCTCTGAGCAGAATAAACCACTCCGCCATCTGCGCAGTCCTCCGCATCAACGCGCACAACAGAGCTGGATGTGCGGCCAACAAAAACCATAACAAGTGGTGCTGTCCCAACGAATGGGGGAGCAACCGGCTTCTTATCAAGCCGGATTTTGAATGTGTACAACGCTTCCATGGCAATTACTGCGGGAGCTGGATGCTGCTCGTGCCGGCCTCAGGGTCGACCGTCAGCGAGAAGCGCACCTCATCGCCGGTCGCCCGCTCATGCGGTTGGAGCTGCTGCGTGACCGCAACCCCTGTGACACGCGCGGGCCGACGGCGCACACCAGGGGTCGCGGACTGCGCCGCACGGTCGAAGCCCGCTGCCGCCTTGACCGCTTCGTCTACCGACCGCTGCTGCAAGGATTCCTTCACGATAGTGTTGGCGTCGAGGATTTCGTCCGTTTCGACGCGCTCGCCGACGCGATACATCAGACCAGAAAACTTCCTGACAAGACTATTGAAATCAACGGCCTCGCGCGCACCATGGCGCTGAAGCTGCACAATGACCTTTTCGGTCTGTTCGGGGGTCCAGTCCTTGCCAAGGGCAACCTGCTGCCCACTGCGAATCTCGACCGCCGCCAGCAAGTTGTTGTCGGGAGTTCTGTAATGAAACTGCCAGTTCTGCGTAGTGGGATTGGTCACGAAGATCGTCATGTCACGCTCCGGTTATTGATTGATGCGAGAAAGGAGGGCTACTGCTATTTCCCGAGAAGGCAGCAACAGCCCTCAGTTGGCCGGCGTTGGGGGCGAAAACACCGGCGGGAGAATCAGTAAGGCATGCTGATGATCGACAGCGCTTGCGGTCGGATGCACCAGCCGGACGTGATGCGAAGCTCCTGCAACTCTGTGGTCGCGCCATCTTCGGTCGGCGTCGGGATTTTCATCGGCGCTGCCATGTCAGCATACATCAGGTTGGCGGCCTTGATGTTCGGCTGAAGCCCAGCGAAGTCGTTGGTGTTGATGCCGGGAATGGTCGGCTGCTCGATCTCAGGCATGGTCAGCAGCACGGCATCGTTGACCAGACCAGGCGCGGCTCCGATCAGCGTGTCGTCGAAGTACCAGTCGAAGGTGTCGCCGCCCGCCGCAGCAGTCGCCTTGATCACGTCGCCGGTCGTCGAGGTGCCAGCACCAGGGCGCTGGTAGCTGGTTACCTGGACAATGTTGGCGTAGGCGAACTGCAGGAAGATGCGCTGCGGCGAGATGACCACGATATTGTTCTTAATGTTCCCCCCGCTCTGCCACATCCTCGCCTTGAGGGCGACGATCTGGTTGAGGAAGAACAGCGCCATCTGGCCGTTGTCGTAGGAGCTTGCCGAAGTGTTGCCGAAACTATCGGGCGGCAGTGCCACAGGCGTCGCGCCGGAGGTGTTGAGAAGCCCTTCGCCGTTGTTCGGGTTGAAACCAACAAGCAGCCCTGTGCGCATCTGCAAGAAGATGCCCTGCCGCATCGCCAAATCCTGCGCCGCCGGGAGCGCCACGTTCCACTCGCTGGCGCGGGCGATATCGTGGTGATCCCATATTGCGCGCGTGCGAATCAGGTAAGTGGGCGTGCTGTAGTAGTTGACCTCCAGACTGGCGGAGGGCAGCAAGTTGGACGGCGACTGTCCAGCGGCAACCTCGGTGCGTAGGTCGAGGCGGTTGACGTAAACCGCCATGTCTTCGCTGCCGATTTTGACTCGCGGTTTGCCGCCGGCCAAAGCGGCGAAGGCGCCGGACGCCTGGGAGTAGGTGAGGATAAGTTCAGGTTCAGTGAAGCTCGGCGTCACCTTCGCCTGCGTCGGGAAGATGTTTCCCACAGAGGTTTCCCTTCTTCAGATGAGGATGATCGCGGCGTCACCGGCCGCCCACGAGGCGTTCGGCGAGGACCAGGATACAATCTTGCTGTTTGTGTTGACCGACAGCAAGCGGACCGATGTCGGCAGCGCCCAGTTGCCGCCGGTCGTGGCCAGCGTGATCCGGTAGTTCGTTACGTCCCAGTAGAGCGCCTGGGAAGTAATCGAACCGTCGGAGCTGTTCAGCGCAGTGACGATGGCTGGGTCGCAAGCAACCGCCAGCCGAACGTTGGTGCCCAGGCGGAAAAAAGACACATAGTTACCCGACGCCGCCAGGGGCACGGTATTGCCCGACTGAATGACCATCGACATGGCTTGGTTAAAGACACTGAAGCCAGTGACAGTGCCCTGCGACGTCGAGCGATTGACCACCGGGCCGAGGCCGTCGGCGTTGGCGTTGGCCACGTTGATCATCTCGTTGATCGGCACACCGCCCCACATCGGGATCGAGTCAGCGGTGCCGAGCAGGCCTCCCATCAGCCACAGGCGCGACGCCGGGTCGTCATAAACAAGGCCCTGCATAAGACCCTGAGTATGGAGCAGGAAGGAATCCTGCGGCTGACTGGTGCCGTAGGGATTGAAGGCGAGAGTGCTGGCCATCTCAGTTGCCCCCATTCGGGTTTCGGTTGATGCGCCCGACAGTCGCGCCGGTCATAAACGGCGCCATGAATCCCAGAATGTCGCCGTTGAACCGCGTGACATCACGACCACCTTCTCGCGTCGTGATGGGAATGAGCAGCCCCGGAGCGCTACCGACATCCGGCGATTTAGCCGCCTGGACCGCGTCAGCATAGACGATATCCTCGATAGGGCCGAGCATGGCCTCGTCGAGGCTGTCAAGACGACTGCCTTTGAACCGATCGCTGTGCTTCTGAAACCGTCCTAGCAGACGCTTGCGGTAATCGACGGGGCGCTCGCCGGGGATCGGCGCCGAGGCGCGGTCGCCGAACATGGCCGCGACGGTATCAGCCCGGCTCTGCGCCAGCGCCAGGGCATTGCGCTCGTCCGCCGGCACCTCAGTGGTCAGGCTCTTCAGCCGGGCTTCAAGCACCGAAATGCGGTCGTTAGTGGCGCTGTCGTGCCGCACCGCGTCCATGCGCGCTTTCTCCTTGAATTCCTCCGCGTCCCTACGGGCTTTGTCCTGAGCCTCGTGTTCAGGCTCGGTGGCCTCCTCCTTCGCCCACTTCTCGAAGGACTCGCCGCCGTCCTTGCGCTCGGATTTCTCGGCGGCGTCGCGAGCGGCTTTGGCCTGATCAGCAGCCTCACCCTTCTCGGCCCCGTCCCTGCGCATGGCATCGGTCATCGCCATCTCGTCGGCGTCATGGCGAGCCTTCCAGGCATCGTGCTTCTCGCCGTCCTTGCGAGCGCCGAACTTGTCCTTGCGAGCGGCGTCGAAGCGGGTCTTGTTCTTCTTCTCCGCCTCTTCGCGCTCCTTCGCCGATGCCTCCTCAGCGTCCTTGCGCGCCTTGTCAACGGCCTCGAAACTGTCGAGACGGCTGTCCATGCGCTTCAACGCGTCGGCGATACGGTCGAGCTTGTCCTCGGAATCTTTCCGGGCCTTATCGGCCGCGGCGATCCTTTCCTCTTCGGTCATGCCGATAGGTCCTTCCTGTAGTGACTGATTGACAACTCCGGACGGTTCCCCGCCCTTATCCCACACACCAGCCCCACACAAGGCAATGTGGTCGAGGAGGGCTGGTTCGCCCTCGACCAATAGAACTGTGCCATCACTGAGCCTAACCTTTTCGTTATTCGAGACGCTGCTGAAAACGACCGCTGGCGATGTGCTGGCCCGCCCGGAGTGCATCCAATCAAGCGCAGAGTCATCCCAGATCTTTACGATCGCCCAAACCTCGTCGCCCTTGATGTAGGGCAGGAAGGTCGTGCCGACGATCCGATTGTGGAACTCTTCACTGTCGAGTGCGGGCTTCTTTTCCGGGTGGTCGTAGATGACTGGCAGGCCGTTAGCGCGCGCCAGGAACTCAGGATCGAGGTAGATGGCCGGATCGCGCCAGCAGTATTCCGCCTCCCGCAGCACCTTGCCCTTGTCGTCCTTGACCGCGTTGCGGTAAGCAGCGCCGGTGCCGGTCAGGCGAATGTCGAATAACCAGAACTTGCCGTAACGCTGCGGGCTGACCAGATCGCCCGCCGCCATCATGCGAGCGATGTCAAGCTCGTTGGCAGACAGGCGTGTGAGAGCAATACGCACGCCAGAGTGCGCCGGTTCCGGGGGGCCACTCGGATCGGCCCAGACGAAGTCGCTGTGCTCGTCATTCAGCTTCGGATCAAAAGGCTTGGGTAGCTTCTGAAGGAATGTGGTATAATCGACACCATCAGCAATGCGCCGCGTCAGGACCGCGCGCTCGCCCTCCGGGCACTCGCCAAGCTCTTCGACGCATTCGCGCTGGGCAGCCAACTCAGGGGTCTCGCCATCCTCGATCTTGCCGCCTGGCAACGCCCACTCGCCGACGTGATCGCCCTCGTCCGCACGCTTCACGAACAGGGCTTCGCCGGCTTCGGTCAGAAACAAGATGCCGGCCGCGTGAATCATCGCATCTCCTTGTGGGCAGTTCCCACCCTTTCCCTTGAAACTTGAGGGAGACCGGGTTTACGCATCGCAGCCGGCGGGAACTTCGATTATCGGGACCTGCTGCCTAGCGAGGGTGGGCATTGACACCGCCTGCCCGTAGCGCGGCGTTGAGGAGTCTCCCGCCCGATCTCTACATTTGCCCGGCGTGCGGCTCCCAGCCGCTTGCGGCATCACGAGAATATTCCCATCCGCTTTCCCACGACTCATGTTTAAGAATCTGGTCCGGGTCAGTGTCCGACATTCTTTTGGGGAAAGGATTGGCGGTGATTGGCTTTCCAGCCTTCTCCGCTTTCTTCCCTGCTTCCCGCGCGGACACCAGATCATACACAGAATCCTTCCTCGACGCGCACAACGCATCGACGCGCTTCTCCATCTTGTCGCAATCCGCCAGGATGCTGTCGAGCCGGCCCATGCCGCCGTCCTTCTTCTCGCCCGCCTCGCTGTATGCGATGGCCTCGGCTTGCTTCGGCGGCTTGCCCGCTTTTTCTTCGGCAGCAATATTACGGCCGAAGGCATCGCTGCCGACCGGCCCCTTCTCAAGTGGCATTGTCCGGTTCCTCGGCATGTCCCGCGTCCGGCTCCTTTGCCGGGTCAAACCCCAGCATCGCCACCACGTCCGGTGGCGTCACGATCTGCTCATCGTCGGGATCGGGATCGTCGGTTTCGCGCCAGTCGGCTGGCTTTCTGTCTGCCGAGCCGAAATGGGCGTCTGGAAAGTCGCTCATACGGCAATCCTCCATTCCGCAAAAACCACCGGGCTGATGTAGCTCTGCAGGGCAACCGCGGGCGTATTTCCGAGCTTCTTTGAAACCTTCCGCGCAACATCCATGACGCGCTTTTTGTATTCTGCCATCGTCGTTGGTTTCGGCGCGCTCTGGACTAAAGCATATGCGGTTGCCGTGCCGACGTGTGTGCGAAAATCCTTGGTCTTGAAGCCACCGCCGTCGAGTGAATGTGTGTGTCTTAGTAACGCCTTGTCGTTCGTGGCGGGGAAAAGTTTTCCGCCTTCTCCGGCTACTTTCGCGCGTTGCATCAACATCGCCGCCAGCCCGGCATCTTCAACCGGAAGGTCGAGCGACACACCTTTTTTCCCAATGAAGCGGAGCGACACACCGGCAGCCGTTTTAACGACATGACGACCCTCAAGCGTGGTGGCACCATAAGCTTTGACTTCCGCGCCAGTGTCATCGTCGCTGCCGGGCCTAACGCCCATCTTCATAATCAGCGACAGACAATCCGCCGAGTCCTTGATCTTCGGATTGGTCGATTGTTGTGCGTCCTCATTTTGCTTCGATACGTAACCAAACTTTCCGCGCAATTCCTCGACACGGCCGAATTTGGCCTCTGCCTGGCCGGTGTTGAACTTATCCGAATAGATCGGCTGCCGCCGCCCCTTGCTGTCCTTCCCGACCGCCAGCAGATGGGCGTCGGGATCGGCGCTGTAGCGCACATCCGTCCATGCCGGCGGCAGGTTTAACTTTTCGATATGCGCAGGTAGCGGCGCGCCGTTTGCCTGGACACGCTTGCCATCGACCTTCTTGGTTTCCTTGAATGCCACGCGTGGGGCGCGTGGGGCGCGTGGGGCGCTAGGAGATTCTGTCGATCCGCCGCCACCCGGTCCGAATTGCCCCGCGTTCTCCGGCTGGCCGCGCGGATGATCAGCCTCGTTCCATTCAGCGTCCTGCCGAGCAGCACATAAAGCGTCTACCCGGTCCGCCATCCGATCGACTTGCGCAAGCATATCATCCAGCCGGCTGGTCATGCAACAACCCGCAGCTCAGCGGCCTGCCGACCGCGCTCAACCCATTCCTTACCACGTATGGTCAGCAACTCAGCGGGTATCCGGCGAGGCGAGGTGATCCAGACGTAGTAACACCGGCAGTTGCTAGTTAGGATTCCATCGGCTATATAGTAGCCAGCTTCTGTTTGGAGATTGAAAACATGCCCGGAAAAAACAAGGCGTTTGACGTTAACCACTTTCACCGCCTGCGTGCGGAAGGGAAAAGTGTTCGGGAAATCGCCGAGATATTTTGTTACTCTGAGTCGTCCGCCCTTACCCACAGACTGCGCGCCGACGGGATCAGCCCCGGCCGCATCGCCAAGGGCGGCCCTACCCGAATCTCTTTGGACGCTACTGTCATGCGAGCCGAACACGAGGCGGGGCACAGCGTTCTCCAGATCGCACTCCGGTATGGAGTTTCGACCGGCACCGCGGGAAGCCGCATCATCGAAGCTGGCGGGACCCTCCGCAACCAACAAGCGGCAAACGAACTCATCGCCAAGAACAAGACGCCCGAGCAGCACAAGGCCGGTACGGAAGCGGCCCACTCCGCGCGCCGCAACTCCACGGCAACTCTTGATGAGTGCATAAAACGCGCTTCTCGACGCAAAACGACGCGCGGCACTGGCGAAGCCGAACTGGAAGCCGCCCTTGCCGCTCTCGGGTACGACCCCGAAGCGCAATGGCCCTGTGGCCGATACAACATCGATATCGCCTTCGGCCCCATCGCCGTGGAATTGCTCACGACGCCCACCCACCACTTGCGCAACCCCAAGACTGCGAACCGTGTCGAATATCTGAGCAATAGTGGGTATTGCATCGTTCTGGTTATGTTTCCGCGACTTGATGTCTTGCTCGGCAATCTCGATAACGTCATCGCCTTCCTGGAGAAGGCCTATCGCGACCCAACCATTCGGCGTCATCACTGGATGATTCGGTGTTGCGCGGAGCGTTTTACCAGAGGCCATAACGATCTCGGACAATTCTCCGCTGTACCAACGCCGATACGCTACTTCCACACCGTCAGCGAATGGAATCCGTGAGTCACCAGGGAAGCAATAAACCCGTTCCCCTGGTTTATCAATCTCGTCGGTGTAGGGAGCGCTGCCCCGCTTGATCAAGCCTTGCGTGATCGCCCAGGAGTCGCGCACCAGATAGAGCTTGCCCGACCGCGCTAGATGATCGGGCCGATAGTTATAACTTTTGTCATGCTCGCCATGATCATGCCAGATACCAGCGATAGCGCCGTTATCCAGTGCGACGATCTCGGCGATGTTCGAGATCAGCTTGGCCCCCTGGTCAATGTTAACCCGTCGAGCTTCATACTTGACCTGCGCAACGCTCTTGCCGATCTCCGCCCGCACCGCGCGCTTGTCGATGACGCCGGAACCACCAGGCGGGATGGATGTAGACCAGCCTGAGAAGCGTTGTAGAGTTGTCTCGATAGCCTGTTTTCGGCTCAACTTGATCAGATCGGCAGCAGCCAGGATGCGGCGGTCGAGTTCAGCGCGCAGACCCGGCTTGACCATGCCAATCGTGAGCCGCGATATGCCGGGCACGTAGTCGGCGATCTTGCCCGCATCGGTCAGGTTCTTGAAGATCGCTTCCAGGCGCAACCGCACCTCATCGTCGATCCGCTCCATCGGCCCGAACTCGTACTCGGCAGCGTTGCGCAGTTTGACCACCCACTCGTTAACCCGCTCGGGGCTGACGTAGCCGGTGCTCGACAGCTCAGCGATGGCTTCAGCGAGCAGACGGCCGAAGGTGTGGGGCTGGGGAGGCATTGGTTATGTCGTGTTCCCAAACGGCTTAGGCTCTTCTTCCTGTTCGGGCTTCTCAGCCATCGACTGTGGCGGCTGATAGTTGGCCAAAGCATCCTCGTCGATGATCAGCGGCGCAGAGAACAGCTCACGCCGGCTGTTGATCTCATCCGCTGCCCAGGCCACGACCGATGCCTTATTGGCGGGATCAAGCAACGGCGACAACGACTCGACCAGTGCGACCACAGACTTGAAGCGGATTTCCTCGCTCTTCATACGCTCGCTGTCAGGCTCGGCGAGCAGGTTTGGCCAATTCGCGCTGAAGCCATTCACCCAAGTGTAGAACGCGGTCTCATAGGGCACCTTGCGATATTCCTCAAAATCGCGTTGGATCGTCTTGTAGAAATCGGGAGACCAGGCGCGGCGCTGCACAATCCGATCGAAGAAATTGTAGGCCGGCGTCATCTCAATCCGCACGCGATCGATGTAACGCGCGATCTGCTTGGCGTCCTCGCTGCCCTCCGCCATGCCGCCGACCATCTCCTCCTGGTTGAGCAGCTTAGCGGGCATACCAGCGGCCATTGCCGTATTCAGCAGCGAGTTGTCACGGGCGAACTTGGCCGGGCCTTCAAGGTTCTGGAAGTTGAGCGAGAAAATGTCGTCTTCGTGGCCGATCGTCAACACGTTTCCGGTCACGCCCGCCTTGAGCTGTTGGCGCTTAATGCCGAAAAAGTTCAGGATGCGGTTGTTGACGATCGGGCCAGGCGCCTTCATCTTGTTGATTAGCAGCCCGACCTTGACCGCAACATACTGATCGGTGATCATCGTCTGCAAGAAGGTCTTCATCGGGAACAAGGCGCGCTGGTAGACCGACCGGCCGACAAAGCCAAATGCCGAATTGGTAAACTCGATGTAGATCGGCGCCTCGTTCATTACGACAATCGAGCGACTGGGATGGTAGGCTCGGTTGCCAACACGCAGCGAGCGCGGCTTCTGGAAGTTGGGGCTGTTGGGATCTTGATCCAGCACCAATGAGCCGGCGGTATTCAGCGGGTCGAGCACATTGTAGTAGGGATCGGTCTCGTGCATCTTCGCGAGGTCGAGCGGGGCCTCCGATGCTTTCGGGTTCTTCCGGTCGCCCACAATCAGCGAGGCGATGCCATATGCCCGAGCTGTGCGGTAAAGATTGAGAATGATTGCGTCGGCACCAGCCGGGCCGCCGGTCACATCCGCAACGCCGCCGGTCTCCTTCCACTCCTTCTTAAACGCGGGCACTAAACGACTTTCCGGTCCGCCGGAGACGGTGATCTCACGCTCCTGACTCTGCGCCAGAGCGATAGGGTTCTCCGCCATCTTGGCGCCAAGCGGGTGGTATGCCAATAGCTCCTTGCATAATTGATATGATGCGGGCGAACCAGGGATGATCTGTTCCGCCAATAGCAAGTCGATGAGCTTGCTACCAATCGACGCTGTCAAGCCAGCCTGGGTAAAGCCGACGCCTCCCTCACTCATATCTGCGCCAAACCCACTCATTCAGGCATCCCTGGTATAATAGCAGCGGAGGTTACCATGATCATCATCGGCCCCGGCTTCCTGCTGCTGATCTTCCTGTGCATGTTCAAACCGATCCGCTTGATTGTCGGCTGGATACTATTCGCCGCGCTGTGCTTCGTCGTTTACACCTGCTCGACGATGCCCCCTAGCTAATCCCCTCACTATCACAAAGGCTGATTGACACAGCATATGTAAAAGTATCCAAGAGGTCATCGGCACGCTTAGTTGCATCCTTGTCGCCGACTCGGAACCCGAATACCTGCGACGCCATGTGGTTACGCGTAACGCCTTTGAACGTCGTGACTTTGTCCCAGGCGGTTCGCACGAATTTAACCAAACCCCGGTAAACCGGCCCCGAGGCGTTGATGGCCCTGGCGTCCTTGCCGGCGGCGGTCATCGCGGCGGGCAGTGCTTGCGCGGGCAGGCCGCGATTGGCGCATTGCTGCAATAGTATGCTACCGCTAGCGGCGTCCTCGATCCATGCGCCCTGTGAGCCCATGCGCGCACCGCACTGCTTAGCATAGCTCTCTAAGCGCTCGAAAACGGATGGTATCCAGACCTCCAACGATGCGCCCTCAATCTGCACGAGATCCCAATCGAGGCAGATCAGCGGGATCGGATGACGCTCGGTATACGCCCAATAGCTGACGCCAGTGCCGTCATTCTCACTGCCGGTCTTGATGGCTGAGTCGATGACAGCGAAGACTTGATCGCAGGAAGTGGGAAGCTCAACCGGATCTCCGTTAACGAGCAGTTTCTCCTTTTCGAAGAAGGCGAAACCGCTCCAATCAACGAACTCGGCCAGATACTCCTGCTGATAGACTAGCGGGTGGTTGCTAGCTTGTAGCTTATCCATCTCGAATTTACGCCTTGCTTGGTATTCGTCGTCGGTCTCGTGCGCCTGGCGCAGCGGCAGGTAGGGATTACTATGCGTCGGCGCTTGGTATTCAACGAAGCCATATTTGGGATTGTTGCAAATCTGGTAGAGGAAATTAGCAGGGTCGGAGCCGTTGGTATTCGAGGCAACCAGGCATGTGCCTGACAGATCAATAAGAGTCGGCTTGATTGCCGTTTCCCATATCTGCATCACATTGGCTTTGCCGAACGCGGCCTCGTCGATCAGGACCTTCTTGTATTTCCGAGACCGGCCGGCGCGCTCGTTCTCCAGCGTCCAGAAGTCAACTCTGCCGCCTGTCGTGCACCGGATAACGCCATCGATACGCGAGGCCGATACCGTAATCGGCTGAAGCATCGTCAGCATCTCGTAATAGGTCTCTGACAGGATCTTGTAGTCTGGTGCAAAGATGCCGACCGGCCAGCCCTTGCATACCGCATCGCAAGCGATGGTCTCGATTAACTGCGTCTTGCCCCAGCGCCGACCGCAGCGGATCGCCACGTAGTCATGCTCCACGGTCTTGTAGAATGCTTCGGCCTGCCCAGGATGAAGCATGGGCAGCGTGACAACCGGGATATGCATTTACTTCTTAGCCTCCACTGCATCCGGCAAGCCGCCGATCACGCGCACCACAACCTGGCCAGCAACATCGCCCTCTTCTCCCAGGGCCAGATCGCGACGCCGCCACAATTGTGGCTGTCTGTTGGTAAGTAGGAATACGCCCGCCGCTGTATCGGGCGGATAATGCTCTACGTATTCCGCCCGCATAACTTCGACGCCGTCGCCGACCTTTAAGAATTGTATCTTCTCGGCTTTATGACTGTAACCCTGGGCTCTGTGAAACATCGAACGAGCCAGTTCCGCGTCCGCAAGCTCCCCTCCGTTATCCCACGCACTCTGAAATGAAACATGGCTTTTTCTCCAGGATCGGAGGGCAGTTAACGATATAGCCAGTAGCTCTGCGATGTGGTCCTCACTCAAGCCCAACAGCCGGTACTTGTATACTAGATCACAATAAGCTTCCCGGTATTCGGTCGGCCGCCCAGCTACCTTACTGTCAACTAGTATCTGGACCGCTTTTGTTTTCTCGGCACGGGGACGATTTTGTGCGCCACGCTGCCGGCCAAGGGCGCCATGCTTGACCGAGCGTGCAATTGCCTCTTTCGCCTTGCTGCTGAGAAGGACACGTTCAACCACTGACCGGCTCCAGATGATCCACTGAAAACTCTAACTCGACCGCTCGACCGAACAACTCGAACAGCAGCTTGGCTCTTTCGCCATCAGTCCAAGTGCACAATGCCTGATGTCCCCACCAGGCGCCGGCAACAACCTTGACTCTAGTCTGCTCATGTATTCTGGCGAAGGTCCCATTGGTATCCTGCCAGACCGTTTGTCTTAACTTGTTAATGATGCTTGCAGCAATTGGGGAGGGGGAGTTATACTCGACCTCATCCTCGGTGCCCTCATTCTCGACTACGCGCCACGAAAGGATGTATGAGACTCCGGGGGTTGATTGTATCGGCGACCAGAGCTGGAATTGGTTTACATTGGCAAACAAGTAGCGGGGAAACAAGGGTCGGATCACGAGGGAGTGCCTAGGCCGCTTGATTTCAACAACAGGATAGAATACCTCGTATCCCTGCGCCTGTAAGCGATCGGCAGCAAACTGTTCCCTGCCAGGATGGGTGTGAATACAGAACCAGGCGGAGTGATCAACGAATGGTCGGCGAACCATTTGTTAGTTGTTCCTAAGCAAGCTCAATAGCTGCCGCACTGCCATGCGCGAGATCGCACAACAGAAAAAAATCAAGATAACGCGAATATAATATCTGTTTTGCAGGAATGCAAATTATTTCTTTTTACAAAGAAATCAAGCATATAGCTGATTTCCTTGTTGTCAGCGTGAAACTGGTGATGGGGGCATGCGAGCGGACGCGAAGCGGCTGCGCTGCTGATGCCCCCATCAACGAGCAGTGCGCGCTTGCGCACTGCGAAGTTCAAGCCTCTCAGCTGCTTTTAACTAGTTGCCTCGCGCGCGCGTTTTTTTTTTAATTAGAATGTAGTAATAGTA